GCAGCAGGGGGAACAGCGGGTTCAATGTGATTCTTGTTCTGCAAGAGCCGTATACGAGGTTATTCTCCCATACGGGGATCTAGCCTTCTGCAAACACCATTATAATAAAAATGCTGTTGCGCTTACAAACCAGGGCGGTATTGCTAAAATTCTTGCCATAGACACGGAATAGGTGGTAATCTCAATGCCCAATTACCTAGGCGGCGGAGCAGACTTTGTTGTAGCAAACAATAACCGGGGTGGCGGTGGCCTGGGCGGACTAGCATCTCTTGGAAGATTGGCCTCTCACCTAGCCGTACAAAAGCATTTAATCTCTCACCGTGCAGATGAACAAATTAGAGTTCAGGCAGCAGGAAACGAAAACAAAGCTAAGTGGAATGCTGTGGGCGATGTAATGAAAAACAAAACAACTCGTGATGATGTTTTAAGTTTTGAAGATGACGCCATGAAGCGATATGACGATGAGCATCCAGATGTTAAAGCCGGTAAAGTTAAAAAAGGTGAAGACGGGCAATACCCATTCTTGCGACCAGTATTAGCGGGACAATACCAAACTGCCGGTCAAGTTGAAGGAAAGCGTGGCGGTACTCGCCCAGGAAGCATTGTTGGAATCGAACGTACTAAATTAGTAACTGATCGTCCGGTAAAAACACCATCTAAAGGTGAACCTAAGCCACCTAAGACACCTAAGCCTAAGTTTGACCCTAACAATCCTAATAATGGTTTTGCCGGATACACTCCACGTAAAACTGGTACAGGCGGTTATGACGAAGCATTAAAGTCTGGTGCTATTGACCAAGACACATACGATTCTTATTTAGAAGATGCAAACAAACCAGGTAAAGACTACATGCCTAAGCAAGCATCCAATGCTATTGATACTCTAGTAAAGGAACGCGACGGTCGTAAAAAGACTTTTGATAATGGATCTTCAGAACACATTAGCAATGTAGACACTGCCTGGGGTGAAGGTAAGATTTCTAGTGGCGAAGCTGCAGACTTATCTGCACCTGGATCAAAAGAACAGAAAAAATATACTGACTATCCTCAGCCAGATACTGATACTAGTATTCAAGAAGATCACTCACGTGCAGGTCTAGACGACAAAAAAGGAACTAAATACTAATGGCCGGACAATTTGATAAATACTTACAACAGCAAATTCTTGAGGCAGGTGTTCAGTCTGATGCTGTTGAGCCTGCGACGCCTGTACGCGGACCTATCATTCGTCCTGGAGCTGTAGCGGCACCAGGATTAGCTCTAGATGATCCATCACCTTTAGTTCGTAGAACAGACACTGGTGGACCCGCAAATGCTGCGAGTGTACCTGGAGTAGCTGTCGCAGCAACACAACGTAAAAAAAATATAGCGGGAGTCGCTGCTGTTGCGGGAGCTCGTGAAAAAGCTCGTGTAAGAAACGCTGAGCAACTTAAGGGTTTAGCCACAACAACAATGCGTATGGTTAACGGCCAAGCAGTAGACACGAGTGAAGTAACTCCACCTAAAGCTAAGCCAGTATCAAACTTGTTATCTAAGGGCTATGTTAAGCCAACTGGACAAGACCCAGAGTTTACTCCAACCCCAGTTACAGATACACAAGTATCTGAAATTATAAACCCAGGTAAGTCAGCACGTGATGCTAAGGCCTCCTCAGACGCTTCTGTCGAAGCAAATCGTCAAGATTTGCTAGCTGGTGAAAACGCGTTTAATAACGCCCAGATTAAATCAGGTGGAAGTTTACGCTCAGTAAACGGAGTTTCTTATGATATGGGTGACTATGTAGCAGAAGGACAGGCTGGACATAAATCTGCAGGTTTTGATAAGTTTATGGGCGATGTGCAAGCCGCTGCTTCAGGACCTGACGCAACAATTCCTGCGTCCCCTTACAAGGCTAAGCCTGCAGTAGACAAATCAGTTCAAGACGATACTCGCCCATCTTCAATTACTCCTACAGCACCTCTACTTGAAAATCTTGGAAATAGTGGGGCTATAGAAAATAGAGATGTAGATAACTACGAATCACGCGGTAAAGATAAAGTTTCTGACGAACTATCTAAAGATCCAGATTACCAAGCTGAAAAAGCACGCCTTGCTGCAGATAGTTCTAAAACAGCTAAGAATAAAGACACAGAGGCAGATCAGACACTTACTGCTCAAGGTCAGGCTGATGCTAAAAAGACACGTTCTGAAAAAGGTCAGCGCAACGCTAAGGTTGAAAAAGTTGATAGTCGCACAGTTCCTTTTGATCAGCAAGATCTTTGGGATGCAGAGGGCAATGTACGTCCTGAATATCAAGATGGTCCATCAAGCACTACTATGGTTGCTAAAAAGACCTATAACATTCAGCCTACTTACAAGAGCCCTGAACTTCAGGCTATGCATGAAAAACGACAGGCGTATTCAGCAGATGTTGAAAACAGTATTTCAGATAGCTTAAAAAAGCATGTTGACACTGACTATGCGTCACCAGAAGAAAGCCGCGCTGCTTTTGCAACATTACAAAAAAAGCATGCAAAACTTCGTGCTGATGTGGACAAGTACCATCCGGTACCTGCTGGTGGTTACTTTAATGATAAAGAAGACACCTCTTCTACATCATATGAAGAAATGCCTGGCGTTAAAACTTTACCTAAGCCACAGCCGCTAAATGCTAAAGATGACTCTAACGTAGTTCCAGAACGTTATCTAAATGAGATGGACACTACTTCAGACGCACAGCTTGCTGCAGATGACAGAAACGCTGTGCGTAACCGTACAGCTGTAAGTGCAACCTCTAGTACTTCTCGTACACGTCAACTGGACTTCAACAATATCGCTGGTCGTGAAGCTCGTGGAAGAACACCTGAAACAGCACTTGTTGATCTATCAAAGGCTGCTGCAAGAAACCAAGAGCTTGAGAAGTCAGGAAAGAAACTTCAAACACACTCAGATGAAGTTATGTTCCGTGCACGCCTTGCTGCAGACGCAGCAGGACTTTCACCATCAGTTTACAATAGCCCAACTTTCCACCAACATCCTCAAGGACGTACTTTTGTCCGTGATGCCTATTTGCAGAGCTCTGCACAAGTCGGAGATGACGCGGAATCACAGGCCAAGATGATTGGTTTTACTGGCAAGAATGAAAATGAGGCTAATGATCGCAAGGAAGCCGCATACAGTTTCTTGCAAAATCGTGAGCGTTTTAATAACTCTTCAGCTACTGGAAGCGGCTATCGCTATAGCCCAGCGTTAAATAATCTAGATATTAAAAATGACCATTTCAAAGCATCTAATGGTGACATTGTGCCTATGAGTCAAACTGAACACCCTGAGCATCCAGGCTTTGATCTAGAAGGAAGCCATGTAGGTTTCCAAGGTGTTGCGAGAGCAGGGGCAAATGAGGACGGCACACCTGCTTACTCTCCCCTTAAGCACGAAAAAACAGGGGATTACCTACACCAAGGTTGGCACCCATACAAATATGATGGTCGTCGTGTTTTTGAAAAACATGACATACCTACAGATGCCGTTCACTACGGAGACATTGTTGAACAAGGTATTCAAACTGGTGAGGGACCAAGCGCAACTCTTCGCAATCTTTCACAAGGAAAAGAATCAGAAATTACGGCAAACGGTCTTGCAGTTAACATGCAGCCTGCTGCACCTATCAAGGGAGCTAAAGGATTTACTCCAAAGCCTCTACCAGCAGGCCCTGATTTCTCTGGCGTACCTGTTACCCAAGGAGAGGGACTTCCAAAACCAGAACTTAATATGGAAGATACTTGGACTAGTCGTCGTGGAGCTGCCCATCGTAAGCATGAAGAGGCCGGAACACTTGTTACTGGTTGTAAAGCATGTTCACTAAAGGCATCTCAAGCTTCTCGTGACAACCATGCAAATATTGCCGGAACATTTATGCCACCTACACCACGTCGTGGTGTTGGAACAGCCGATAATAGTGTCCGTCCGTTTACTGAGGCTGAAAAGGGTGGTAAGAAAGCAATTCCTACAGTTGATGACTCTAAGACTAAGGTGTTTACAGACGTACCTAATAAGCCTGGAGCTGCTTTAGCAAAGGTAGCTTCTGACACAAGAGCGTCTCTTGGACATCCAGAGCTTGACGATATTGTTGCTGCGCATGCCGATAAAAAAATTACTGGTGACGAAGCGTATGAACTAGCTGTTAATGCTGGACATTTCCCTGGTGCTAAGCCTAGGTTTACAAAAGTCGAAGAGTAATCATGGCTAGGAATGATGCGTTTATTGTTAAACCTGACCGTGTACTTTTACCAAAGAACTTACGGTATAACGCGCATGAATACGCAGATTGGGCCCACGGCTTAGAACCTGACCAAGGTGGCGACCAAGCCATCACAACACAAAGATATGGTCGTGGTGCTAGCGGAGAGTCTAGTACGTAATGGGGCGCAGTCGTAAAGAACTTTATTGGGGCTCCAAAAGCGGTACTGGAGCACCTCGTATTAGAATGTCTGTTTCAGACAGAACTTCTAAATCTGCACGCCCTTGGAATCACCCAGATGTTGTTGCCGCTTCACAAGCATATGGTGTAAACTTAGCTAGCCATAACGATGTAGCCTCTCACGAGGATAGGTTAGAAATGGCTGGAAGTTTAAAACAAAATGAACGTATGACTTGTATACAATGTAGTAAATTTAACAAAGAGTGTGGATGCACTGAGGAGTGGAACTAATGGCTAAATCACCAGCATGGCAACGTAAAGAGGGCAAGAACCCAGAAGGCGGACTAAACGCTAAGGGCCGCGCTTCTGCTAAGGCACAAGGACATAATCTTAAGCCACCTGTATCTGCTAAAGAAGCAAAGAAGTCACCTAAGTCTGCAGCACGCCGTAAATCTTTCTGTGCTCGTATGGGCGGTATGGAAGGCCCTATGAAAGATAAAAATGGTAAGCCTACTCGCAAGGCTCTTGCTTTAAGAAAGTGGGACTGCTAATGGCTAAAAAAGAAGTTTGGGATACTCCAGATCCAAGTAAAAAAGATAAAAAGCTTACACCTAAGAAAAAGTCTGCTGCTAAAGCACGTGCTAAAGCTGCAGGACGTCCTTATCCTAATCTAGTAGATAATATGGCAGCTGCAAAGAAAAAGGGCAAATAATGGCAGCTAAGAAAAAAGAAGTGGCCGGGGGCAAAGAGTACAAGGGCTCTGCCGCTAATGGTGGTCGTAAGATCATCGTAGAGCACTACAAGGATTCAAACGGCAAATGGCATACCACCTCTAAGAATGCCGCTAAAGCTAAGTACGAAAAGAAGCACGGTAAGCTACCTAAGGGTACAGACGTTGATCATAAGGATAACAACCACGACAACGATAGTGCCAGTAATCTAAGGCCACTGAAGCACGGCAAAAACACAGCTAAAGAGAACAAGCGAAGAGCAGGTAAGAAATAATGGCAGTTGAATTTTTTGATCGACGTGGTAACGAGACAGACCCTAACGGCAACGCAATCACCCGCGCTTTGTCTAGCTCCCCAGGAAACAGGTCTAACTTCTATACAGTTGAAGAAAAACCTAAACCTAAAACTCAAGCACAAGCTGCCCCACCTCGTAGCCCTGGAGACGGTAGAAATTGGCGCACAGACGAAGAAGATCTTAAAAAGAAGTTTCGTAAAGAGAGAGAAAATAGTAATAAAAAGAAGTAATAAAAAAGGCCCCAGTTACGGGGCCTTTTCTATTATTTAGGGAATTTGTCCAACCAGTCAGTAACTGCTGATTCGGAACTTGTGCCGTCATATGCGTTAGGTCCTAAACCCCAAGACCCAAAGTCTTTTCCACGACCTGTCATGTAAAAGGCTGCTTGGGCGTTTGTAACTGGGTCTAAGAGTTCGGCATTAGATTTAATACCAAATTTTTCTCTTCGGTCTTCTCCTAGGCTTCCCAACATGTTGATCTGGAATAGCCCGTAAGAGTTGTCTCCGGTTGAGGACGTCTTATTGTGGGAAGTGGCGTTACCCCTAGACTCTCGCATAACTACTGCCCAAGCTAGCTTTAGGGAATACCCCTTAAAACCGACTAGTTCAAGCATGTCTGCAAGGTCTGTAGGACTGAACTTTGTCATTTCCCGATACTTATCTAGAGGATCAACTACCACCTGGGTGGTGATCACAGTGGGTGTATCAGCCCGATTGTAGACCGCGTAGGCCTGGTTTGTTGTAACTATGAGCAGCATTGCTGCCATCAAAGTAACCTTTATTTTTACAATTGTTTCTTCATTAACTTTCACACTATCTCC